ATCAAATGGCTCAACCCGCTGGAATCCAAACCACGGGAAACCGAGCCACTCTCCAGCGACCGGCTGGCCACGCTCAACGAACGCCTCGCCGCCGCCCGCGCCTCCGATGACGAAATCTCCTTCTAAAAAAGACTACCACTTAGAAGGAGTCCGAGACTTAGCCTGCAATGTCATATTGCAGGCGGTCGAAGACATTTGGAATCGAAAGAAATACAAATCCAAGCACCAGCGGGCGATCATGGTCGAGGCTCGGAGGTCGGCGAAACATTTTCTGCTCAGTCGATCCTACCAGCAAATTTGCTCGATCATGCTGCCGCCATTACCTGCGGACAAAATTATCGATGCGGCATTTCACCCGGCGAAATACCCCGAGATCATAAAAATGCTGCGAGAAAGGAAAAAACGATGAGCGACACACCTGAAACGGATGCGGCTTGGGATAAATACATAAGCCCACACACTTACAGCGCAGGCGACTTACGCATTTTAGCGGAACGACTTGAGCGCGAGCGCGACGAGGCGAGGGAGCAGAACGCCAAACTCCTCAGTATTGCGGAAAGAGCGATTGACGATCTGCGTTGGTTTTATGAAAGCAAAGCGGACGGGATTATTTTAGAACTCGACCAACTCAAGGAGGGCGCGAAATGAGCGAGACAACAGAAACGGATGCGGCTTGGAATAAATACATAAGCCCCCCCTACACTTATGGAGCAGGCGACTTACGCATTTTAGCGCAAAGACTTGAGCGCGAGCGCGACGAGGCGAGGGAGGAATGCGACAACCTCAAGCAGGAACTTGAAATTGTCACCGCTCGCCTTCACGGGAAAATGCATCCGCTCGACAACGGAATCCCAGAACGCCACGAAGTCTACATTTGGAAAAACGGAAAATATGAATTGGAACCATGAACAACTCCGACAACTCGGCTACACCGAATCCAGCCCGGGAGTGTTCACTCACTCTTCAACTGCGGGGCTACCTCACCCCGTCTCTCAACCGACTCCTCGGCCAGCATTGGACGACCCTCCAAAAGGAGAAAGTCCGCGCCCGCCGCGCACTCGACTCCGCATTGAAAGAAAATCCATTCGCCTACTTGATGCAGACAACTATGCAGGCGGTTGCAAGCCGATCATTGACCAACTCCGCTACGCGAAACTCATCCCAGACGACGATCCAGAAAGTGTCGAAATCCTCTTTGTTCAAAGCAAAGTCAAAACGAAGAAAGAAGAAATGACCCAAGTGGAAATCACGCGAAGCTGTGGGGATTATAAAAGGGGGAACGATGATCTTGTCAAGATCAATTTTGACTGATACCATCAACCCCATGAAATTGAACCCGAAACAAGAGGCGTTTTGCCAAGGGGTCGCGAGCGGTCTCTCGCTTACGCAAGCCTATGTCAAAGCCGGTTACTCCGAAAAGGGAGCCGATGGTGCCGCTTGCAAGTTGCAAGGAAATGCAAGTGTGGCCTTCCGAATTGACGAACTCCGCGCCAAGTCGGAAGCCAAGATGAGCTACAAACGCGAGACCTACCTCGAAACCCTCCGCGAGCGGTTCATGGAAATGCCGCCGGAATCCGCGACCTGCGCGAAGTATGGTGAGATGCTCGCGAAGGCGATGGGATGGAACGAACCGGAGAAAGTGGACCTCTACGGACTGATCGACATCAATGTGAAAATCGGTGGCAATTAACATCGACATTATCCCGCGCCCGCAGTTGGCGAGCTACCTGCACCGCTCGCAACGCTGGTCGGTGATGGTGCTGCACCGCCGTGCCGGAAAGAGTTTCGTCTGCATCCAAGACCTCATCGCCAAGGCGCTCACGCACAAGCGCAGCGGGCCACCGCTCCGCTACGCCTATGTGGCTCCGACCCGCGAGCAGGCGAAGGACATCGCGTGGAAATACCTCGTTCAGTTCACCAGCCAAATCCCCGGCGTGGTGATCAACAAGGCTGATCTCGCGATCACCTTCCACAACGAGGCCACGATCCGACTCTACTCTGGCGAAGCCTACGAGCGCCTGCGCGGAATCTACCTCGATGGGGTCGTCATGGACGAGGCGGCGGACCTCGACCCGGCAGCGTGGGACAATGTCATCCGGCCAACTCTGACCGACTACCAAGGCTGGGCGACATGGGTGGGAACGCCGAAAGGACGAAACATTTTCTGGAAGATGTGGAACCGGGCGTGTGCGGACAGCGAGTGGTTCACGCTCATGCTCAAGGCGAGCGAGAGCCACATCATTCCCGAGGAGGAACTCGCCGACATCCGGCGCGGGACCACGGAGAATGCGTTCCAGCAGGAATACGAGTGCAGCTTCAACATCGGTCGCCCGGGCGCGATCTATGTGCGCTCGCTCGAAAAGGCCCGAGCCGAGAAGCGCATCACCAACGACATCCTGTGGTTCAAGGAACTGCCGGTCTACACAAGCTGGGATGTGGGCGCTCCGCTCAACCAAAAGGTCTGGATATGGCAGATGGTCGGCGACCGCATCAACTACATCGAATCTCTCTCCGGGTCCGACGAGTGCAAGACGCCAGCGGATTGGGCGGCACGGCTCAAGGAGCGCCAATACGGTTACGGCGGGCATTTCATTCCACACGATGCCGCAGCGGAAGTCGGCGGACTCTGGCAGGAGGCGCTCGGTCGCAGCGGACTGACCGGCGTCTGCCCTGTGCCTCGGCAGATCAGCGTTTGGGATGGCATCAATCTCGCTAACGATGCGTTCCCGCGCATTCATGTGAACGAGGCCGGATGCGCGGATGGCATCGAGGCGCTCGATGCTTACCACAGCAAAGAGGAGCGCGATGGCGTGACCATCAAGGATGTGCCGGTCCACGATTGGTCCTCGCATTTCGCCGATGCCTTCTCGCTCTCGCACCAGGCTATCAAGCGCGGGATGGTCATAGACCGCTCCGCGATCCCTCGGAAAGCCGAGCGGCATGAAGCAACCAGAGTCATGGCAGGATTCCGAGGTGGGGGATTCGGAAAGGTGCGGCGGTGAAACGCGAACTGGAACTCCAAATCATCGACCTCTACCGGCGCTACCCGCAGCCGCGATCCTTCGCCGAGGAGGTGGAATTGACCGCATGGAATGGCGTGGTCATCAACACCGAGGACTTCTTCATGCTCGCCCGCCCGGTGGACATTTTTGACCCCGAGGAACGCTGGCGCGATGCCGCCCACACATACCACAGGTTGTGTCAGACCTGCTGGCTGATCACTATATATAGTGGTATCAGTCAAAATAACCCTTGCAACTTTGCTCCGTATCGTCTTCCCTACATCGCATGGAGTCGGCGAGACCGCCCGCTCCGGATTTACGAAACCTCGAAACTCCATAAGCGATGCGACTCACTGACCACCAAGAAAACCCCATCCTCTCTCCCTGTTTAGCATGGTTCGGAGGAGGAGGAAGACGCGCCCCAAAGTCACAACCAATAAATATTCCGCCACCACCACCACCGCCCCCACCGCCCGACCCACCGCCACCTCCGGCAGTAGTCGATATGCAATCCGGGGAGGAAGCCATGGCAAGTGAAGCCGCACGGCGCAAGGGACTCCGCAAGTCGATTCTCGCAGGCGAATCCGGACAGGCTCCGATGACGACCGGCTACTCGACGCTGGGTTGATGTTGTTTTGACTGATACCAAATGACCGGCAAAAATCCCGAACTCGCCGACAAGGTTTTGCAGCGCCATGCGGAACTAGTGCATCAGCGGGCGACATGGGAATCGCTCTGGGAAGACATCGCGAAGTATGTGATGCCTCGGAAGGCGACGATGTTCACGCAGACGACCTCGCCGTCCACCGAAGACGAGGCGCAACTTTTCGACGCCACTGCGGTTCGGGCAAACATGATTCTGGCAAATGGCCAACTCAGTTGGATGACGCCGCTCGAAAGCCGGTGGTTCAGTCTGGAGCCTCCGAAGGCGATGGAGAGCGAGGACGAAATCGAGCAATGGTTCAAGCGTTGCACCGAGGTCATGCAGGCCGAACTTTCTCGCAGTAATTTCTACACCGAGATTCACGAACTCTATCTCGACCGGGGCGCGTTCGGCACGGCGGCGATCTTGGTTGAAGGCGGGAAGAACAATTCCCTCAACTTCACAAAGCTCGATCTCGGCAGCTTCGCGATCTCCGAGGACGACGAAGGCTATGTGGACACGCTCTCCCGTGAATACGAGATGACGGCACGGCAGGCCGCGCTCAAGTTCGGAGTCGAGAACCTCACCGACTCGATGAAGAAGGAACTGGAGAAGCCCAACTCCAACCGCAAGTTTGCGTGCGTCCACTTGATCGCCCCTCGCGGCCCGGGCGAGATTGAACAAGGCAAGCGAGACGCCGAGAACAAACCCTATGCCAGCGTGTATGTGGACAAGGCGAGCAAGCATGTCTTTTTGTCCAGCGGCTTCGATGAGCAACCATTCTTCGTCACCCGCTACCTCAAGTGGAAAAACTCGGAGTGCTACGGCTACAGCCCAAGCTGGACCGCCCTGCCAGAGTGCAAGCAACTCAACTTTCTTGAAAAGCAACTCGACTCCCTCGCCGAGATTCATGCGTTCCCTCGCATCTTGATCCCTGCTGGGTTCGATGGCGACATCGATCTCCGCGCCGGTGGCGTGACCTACTTCGACCCAAACAACCCTAATGCAACCCCGAAGGAATGGGGAACCGGCGGGCGCTACGACATCGGCGTCGAGCGGGCCGAGCAAAAACGCAAGGCGATCAACGAAGCCTTCCATGTGGACTTGTTCCAGATGTTCGCGCAGTTGCAAAAGCAGATGACCGCCCGCGAAGTCGCCGAGCGAGCGAGTGAGAAGCTCATCCAATTTTCCCCGACCTTTGCTCGCCTCACCACGGAGCTATTCAACCCGCTCCTTCGCCGGGTCTTTGCGATCTTGGCCCGCGCTGGCAAGTTCCCTCCCCCACCCCAGCAACTCACGATGGTCGGTTACATCCCCGAGCCGGATGTCGCCTACAACAGCCGAATCGCCCTCGCGATTAAAAGTCTCGAAAACGCCGCATTCATCCGCACCAGCGAGATGCTCCTACCCTATGTGCAGATCAAGCCCGACATGCTCGACAATTTCGATTTCGACGAAATCTGCCGCGACATGGCCCGCAACGATGGTCTCCCGGCCCGGTGGCTCATGGAGGAAGAAATGGTCGCGCAGCAACGAGCCGCCCGCGCCCAAGCTCAACAGCAAGCCATGCAAGCGCAGCAGATGGAGCAGGCCGCGAGCGCCCTTGGCAAGGCGGGCAGCGTGAAGCAGGACTCCGCACTCGCCGGGATGCTCCCCGGCATGATGGGACAATCGTGATGGCTCCCGAGGACAAAGCCGCTGCCCTTCGGCGTGAGCGCGAGCGCCAGAAGGTCACCAACGCCTACCATCGCTTGTTTGCAGGCAAGGACGGTCAAGCGGTCATTGCCGACCTCAAGCACCAGTTCGCTACCGACTCGCAGGTTTTCCTGCCTGGTTATGATTTCAACCCCGTGGTCGCCGCGCTGCGAGACGGTCAACGAGGCGTTGTCCTCCACATCGAAGCCATGCTCCGCAGGCCGGTCATCGCGGACGGCGACATCGAAGCCCCCAAACGCAAGGTCAAGAAATGAGCAAGAAAACCGAACCCAAAAAAGACATCCCGCCCGCACCCGAAATGGAGCAGATGCTCGGCGACAAGACCCCTGCCTATGTCGAGTGGATGCGCGACTACCACCCGCAGGAGTTCGCGATCCGCTACGCCGGACGCCGCACCCATCTCGGTTACCACCCGCATCAAAACTGACGAGCAGTTTTGACTGATACCATTATGGAAGACACCATCGATACCTCCTCCGAGCAGAGTCTGCTCGACACAGGAGCCGACAGCACCAACGCCGCAGCGCCCGCCGCTTCGGAGACGACCACCACCACCGCGCAACCCTCAACCGGATGGGTGAACCCAGACGGAACATTCGGGGAAGGATGGACCAACAACCTCCCGGAAGACTCCGCTGCCTACAAGGACACGCTCTCCAAATACAAAAGCGTTCCCGACATGGCGAAGGCGCTCGCCAATGCCAATCAACTCATCGGAAAAAAACTCGGAGTTCCCAACGAGAAATCCTCTCCCGAAGAACTCGCCGCCTTCCGCCGCGCTATGGGCGTGCCGGATTCGCTGGAGGAATACAAGTTCGCTCCAGACGCTCTTCCAGAGGGCATGACATGGAGCGACGACATGGCCAAGCCCTATGCGGAGATCGCGCACAAGCATGGCATCCCGCCATCGGCCATGAAGGAACTCGTCAACCAGCATGCCCGCACCGAGGCGTTCAAGATGGAGGCGATCCAGGCCACCTTTGAGAAGCAACGCACCGAGGCTGTGCAGACGCTCCAGAAGGAGTGGGGGAATGATTTCGGAAAGAACATTGGACTCGCCAAGCAGGCCGCGAAGATCGCTGGCGTGGATGCAAATTCTCACGGGTTCAGTGATCCCGAAGTCGTGCGTGGATTCGTTCGCATGGCGCAGATGATGAGCGAGGACAAGGTCGGACGCTCGATGGGAAGCACGGAATTTATGACCGGCGCAGCCCGCGCCAAGGACATCATGTCG